AGCAGACTTAAAATCTGCCGCCGAGAGGCTTGAGGGTTCGAATCCCTCCTTCCGCACCAATCATAGGGCCTATAGCTCAGTTGGTCAGAGCAGTGAACTCATAATTCATTGGTCACAGGTTCAAGTCCTGTTGGGCCCACCAATTCTTAATAAGGAAATAAAATGAGTATTGATAAAGGCGTTCGTGGTATTAAACTAGTCACGGGTGAAGATCTTCTTTCAAAGACTGGACAAACATCAGATAATCAATGGATTTTATCTAATCCAGTTCAATTGCGTATGGTTCCATCGCAGATTGCAGGATCTCAACCATCTATTGGTTTTGTTCCATTTCCTTCTCTTGCAAAACAAAAAACTGATTCTATCACTATCATTGACGGTTCACATGTGGTATACTCTTATGAACCAGACGAACAGATCACCAGTCAGTACAACTCTATCTTCGGATCTGGTATCGTCACCGCATCGAAACAAATCATCACTGGTTAATTAATGAGTTTTCACTTTTATACGAACGTACAATGTATTGGTAATAATATATTTTATCGTGGTGTTGTTGACAACAAACGTGTCAAACTAAAGATAAAATATCAGCCTTCTTTTTATGAGAAGTCCAAATCTATTACCAAATACACAAATCTAGCTGGAGAATATCTTCAACAGATTCGATTCGATTCTATCAACGAAGCCCGAGACTACTACAAACAATTTGATGGTGTCTCGGGTAAAACCATTTATGGTAACAATCGATATGAATATGCGTTCATTGGTGAACAACATAAGAAATCTGTCGAGTGGGATAAAGATCGAATCGTAATTTGTTTCCTAGATATTGAGGTTGGTTCTGAGAATGGATTTCCTGATCCATACATTGCATCTGAACCAGTGACTGCTATTGGTATGAAATATCATAATGGCAACATGTATGTTTATGGTTGTGGTGAATATAATAATGATCGTGAAGATGTAACTTACTTTCGATGCAAAGATGAGTATTCTTTATTGAAACGTTTTCTTGAAGATTGGGTTGCCAATTATCCAGACATCATTACTGGTTGGAATACTAACTTCTTCGATACGCCATATATAATTAATCGTATTCGAAAGATTCTTGGTGAAGATCATGCAAAGAGATTGTCTCCTTGGAATATGATCTCTGAACGTGAAATCACAATCAAAGGTCGAAAACAGACTGCATATGAACTGATTGGTATTACTGATCTTGATTATCTTGAATTGTACAAGTGGTTTTCACCTGGTGGTAAATCACAAGAGTCGTATAAACTCGATAACATCGCCAACGTAGAACTTGGTGAACGTAAATTATCGTATGATGAGTATGATGGTCTTCATGGTCTATACAAAGAAAATCATCAAAAGTTTATTGAGTACAACATCAAAGACGTTGAACTTATTGTTCGCATGGAAGACAAGTTAAAACTTCTTGAACTTGCCTTGACTCTTGCGTATGATACGAAGACTAATTATAGTGATGTGTTTGCACAGACTCGCATGTGGGATGCACTAACTTATAATCATCTTCTCGCAAAGAATGTTGTTGTGCCACCACGTGTGTTTCAGAGTAAAACTGAGGCATTCGAAGGTGCATATGTCAAAGATCCACAAGTTGGTAAACATGATTGGGTTGCATCGTTTGATTTGAATTCTCTGTATCCACATTTGATTATTCAATACAATCTGTCACCAGAAACATTAATTGATGCAGAGAACTATACTCCAGAAATGAGAGAGATTGTTTCACAGAGTATTACTGTAGATTCTTTTCTCCAGAAAAAGATCGATCTGTCTTCATTACATAATGAAACGATCACACCAAATGGTCAATTCTTTCGTACAGATATTCAAGGTTTTCTACCTAAGATGATGGAAGAGATGTATGAAGATCGCAAGAAGTTTAAGAAGATGATGATTCAGGCAAAGCAAGAGTATGAAGTCGAAACTGATGCAAAAAGAAAGTATGAGATTTCTAAACGAATTGCACGTTATGACAATCTACAACTTGCAAAGAAGTTGTCATTGAACTCTGCATATGGTGCTCTTGGTAGTCAATACTTTAGATTCTATGATCTTCGTATTGCACTTGCAGTTACTACTGCTGGTCAACTTTCTATTCGTTGGATCGAATCTAAACTCAATCAGTATATGAATAAGATGTTGAACACATCTGATGACTATGTTATCGCATCGGACACTGATTCGATTTATCTCAGACTTGGTCCTATCGTTAATAAATTTCTTAAATCGAATACTGATCCAAATAAAGTTATTGAGTTTATGGATCGAGTTTGTGAAGATAAGATTCAACCGTTTATCGATAGATCATATCAAGAACTTTCTGAATATGTTCATGCATATGCACAAAAGATGCAAATGAAACGTGAAGCATTGGCAGACAAAGCAATTTGGACTTCTAAGAAACGTTATATCATGCATGTGTATAATAATGAGGGTGTGCAATATGCAACACCTAAAATTAAAGTCATGGGTCTTGAGATGATTAAGTCATCGACACCGGCTGCGATTCGTGATAAGATGCATCAAGCAGTTGATATTATGTTGAAGGGTACAGAGTCTGATATTCATACGTTCATTGAGAACTCTAGAATCGATTTTAACAAATTGCCTCCAGAAGAGATCTCTTTTCCTCGTGGTGTAAACGGACTGCGTGAGTATGGTAGTAACACTACGATCTATGCGAAAGGTACACCAATTCATGTTAAGGGTGCATTACTATATAATAATCATCTAAAAGAAAAAGATCTAACTAAGAAGTATCCTCTCATTCAAGACGGTGAAAAGATTAAGTTTGTATATTTGAAGTTGCCAAATCCAATGAAAGAGGCAGTCATTTCTTTTCCTGGTCGTTTGCCGGCAGAGTTTAATCTGGACGGATACATTGACTATGAGACACAATTTCAAAAATCATTTATTGATCCAATTAAGATAGTACTAGACTGTATGGATTGGTCAGTTGAGAAAACAATTTCCCTTTGGGACTAGGAGTAAATTATGGGTATTATGGATAAAATTAAAAAGAATAGTTCAATCAAAGATTCTGCTATTCTTTCGAAGTCTAAGTTCTTTAATGATAAGGATATGATTACAACGTCTATCCCTATTATTAACGTGGCATTAAGTGGAAGTTTAAATGGTGGTCTGACACCCGGACTGACCATGTGGGCGGGTCCATCAAAACATTTCAAATCTGCATTTTCGCTTTTTATGGCAAAATCTTATTTGGACAAATACGAAGATGCAGCACTCTTATTCTACGATTCTGAGTTTGGTACGCCGAAATCATATTTCGATTCTTTTGGTATTGATATGGATCGAGTTTTACACACTCCTCTTACTGATATTGAACAATTAAAGTCTGATATTATGCAGCAGATTTCTAATGTAGAACGTGGTGATCGGTTGATCATCATTGTCGATTCTATTGGTAATCTTGCGTCTAAGAAAGAAGTTGATGATGCACTTGAAGGTAAAACTGTTGCAGACATGACTCGTGCAAAAGCAGTCAAGTCTTTGTTTAGGATGGTGACTCCACATCTCACGTTGAAAGATATTCCAATGATCGTAGTCAATCATACTTACAAAGAGATTGGACTTTATCCTAAAGATATCGTTGGTGGTGGTACTGGTTCGTATTACTCTGCTGATAACATTTTCATTCTTGGTCGCCAACAAGAGAAAACGGGCACAGAGATTGTAGGTTATAACTTTATTATTAATGTTGAGAAATCCAGATATGTTAAAGAAAAATCTAAAATACCTGTTTCTGTATCTTTTGATGGTGGTATCAGTAAGTGGTCTGGCTTATTGGATCTCGCTATCGAATCCGGGCATGTAGTTAAACCATCTAACGGATGGTATTCAAAAGTAGACAAAGAAACTGGTGAGGTTGAAGATAAAAAGTATCGTGAAAAAGATACTGACACTAAAGATTTCTGGCAACCAATTCTTGATCAGAAATCTTTTAATGACTT